CATAAACTTTCTATTCATGGTTGGGTCATTATATCTGTTCTTTAATTGTTTGACAAGCATTTGCCCTGCCTTTTCTAGTTCTTCACTAGATATCAACGCAAACATAAAGTCTGCTGTTGCTGGAAGCCCGAAGGATTCAGAAGTATCTTCTAAACCTATGTCTGTTGAAACGAAACCTGATCTGGTCGTTTGTGTTGCCGTCACGATAGGCACATCTAATTCTACAGCCAAACCTCTTAATTCTTCAGCGATTGCTTTGATATAGGTATAACTGTTTACATTAGAACCTGCCTTAAATCTTGATGAGGCACATATATTAATATAATCAATAAAAATAATATCTGGTTTGAATGTTCTTTTCAATGCCAGTTCATTTACTAAGGCACGATAATGATTTGCACCTGCACTAGCAGTTGGATATTCTTTGATAATTAATGTGCCTGTAGTTTTAGATTGTAATTGTGTAATCTTATCGTTGAATAGTTTTTTATTCAACATATGTAAATCTTCCATAGAAATATTAAGTAAGTTTGCGTCTATTCTTTCAGCAATTCTTTCTTCAGCCATTTCCATGGTGATATACAAAACATTTTTGTTTTGTGCCAATGCACTTGCAGCTTGATGACACATGAATAAAGTTTTACCAACACCAGTGCCTGCCAATGCAACATTGAGAGTTTTAGTTGGTAAACCGCCTTTTGTAACTTTATTGAAAAAGTCTAGGTCAAAAGGTATTCTTGTTTCTCGTTTATGGTAATAATCAAATCGTTTTTCTATATCCAGTAAATAATCGTGCCCCACAGCATTATCAAAACTAACAGACAAAGCGTCACGGAGTATTTCTGGTATAGCTTCTGGAGTATGTTTTTTATCTTTTCCATCTAATATATGTATACCTTCCATAACTGCATTATGAACAGCACGGTCTTTACAAAATTTTTCTGTTGTATTTACTAACCAATCTAGGTCAACGTCTTCAGGATTAAGAGAAGTTATAAGAGATACTATTTGTTTATATTCATCTTCATTTAGGTCTTTACGTTTACCTAAATCAATCTGTAACGTTTCTTTAGTAGGTCTCTTATTATATTGAGATATAAACTTTTGTATTTCAGAAAATACAATACGCTCATTACGGTCTTCAAAATATTCAGGTTTAAGAAAAGGTAATACTTTTCTTGTATAATCTTCGTTATGTATTAGATTCCTGAGCGCTGTTCTCTCTATCTTTTCCGCTGTTACCATTTGTATCCTTTTCTACTTCGATTGCTAATATGTCACCAATGACATCTATAAAGTCACCAGAATCCGTATTACACTTATTAGGATTCTCATGTACATTGTATTCAAATTTAAGTCTTAACTTATCACTCTCTTTATCTTCAATAGGCGAAACTTTACCATAAGTATAAATGACATCTTTATATACACCTTCTTCTATTTTAAAACCTGTCAAATCACTTGTCGGGTTTTCTTGGTAACTATATTTCGGCGTTGCCATAACTATACTCCTTCTTTGCAGCTTCGTCTATTTGTTTTAGTATATCGTCTGTAAAATATTTTTCAGGATCGGAATAGATTGATTTTGCATATTGTTTTGAACCATCTGGTAATTCTATTCTTGTTGAAACTTGTTTAAAGATACCATACTTGCAAGCCAAGTCTAGTAATCCATAATATTTATCTAAACCAGTTTCGTATCGTAATCTTACATCAACCATCATGTTTTCTTTTGATAGTCTAGATTTTTGCGTTTTACAATGTATAATATTACCTATGACCTCTGTGCCTTCTTTTTCTTTTTTCTTTGAAAGATAAACAATAGTTGAGGCAGCATATTTTAAACCAGAACCACCACCCATTTCTTTTGTAGGCATATATGCACCAACAACATCATAAGTATGATTTGTTATAACCATAGGCACTTTTGCACGACCTAGTTTTAAAGTTAATACTCTAAATGCAGCTTTCAATACTTGTGCTCTAGTCATATCTCTAGTTTCTTTACCATCTGCTGTATCTTCTACTTCTTTTGTAGTTGATAACATACCAAGACTATCTAATACCAATAGTAATGGTTTTCTATCTGCTTCATCTTGTTCAATATATTTGTCTAATACTGTTAATGATTGTGTTCTAAATTCTTGTACAGTTGTTACTGGCATGATAATCATTCTTTCAGTATCAATACCACGATCTTCAATAAGTTGTTTTGTCAATGCACTTTCACTTTCAAAATAAATAACACCTGCGTCAGGATTACTATCTAGAAAATGTTTAACCATACCTAATACAAAAAATGTTTTACCTGTTGCACTTTCACCTGCCAATGCTGTAATTTTATTAGATGGTATACCACCGTGAATACTACCAGACAATAAAGCATTAAAGTGATATGAACCTGTATCAATAAAGGTATCTACATCACCTGCTTCAACACCTTCACTTACAAGTGAGGCATATTCGTTTCCTGTTTCTTTAATTATCTGTTTTAGAAAGTCCGGCATTATCATTCTCCTTTTGTGTTTTTTGTATCATGTATTTTAATTTTTCATATATTAATCCAACGGTAGTACATTCTTCAGGACGTATAGCACCTCTTTGTAAAGACGCTGCGATTATCTTTAACATTGTATTATAATCTGCAACCGTAAGATTTTGTTTGTTCATTTGTTCTAAAAGTTCTTTCATTATATCAGGTCTCCTATAGTTTGTCAAGGACTTTCTCATATATAGAATCCGCTATTGCTTTCATCATTAACGGTGGTACCATTCTACCTATTCGTTCTGCCCTCTGGTTCCATTTACCAGTTAATTTAAAATCATCTGGTAAAGACATTATTCTTTTTAATTCACCCAAAGTAAGTTTTCGTGGTTCGTTCCAATGAAACGCCCCAGCATTTGTTTGCCCATTACCCATTGCAGTTAGTGTAGGTGCTGGTGCAAATTGTGATACTCGTTTTAAATTGAAGTGATGACCCTTTGGATGATAATCACCACCAGTCAATACTTTATCTGGATTTTTAGGCATTTTACTACCTGTGTCTTTCCAGTATGCAGTATTCACAAATTTTTCTGTAAGTTCTTTTATTTCTTCAGGATCATATTCTAATCCTTGTAATGCTTCTTTCAAAGGTATAATCTTATCACTTGGCTCTGGAAATACATTTTGTATCGTCATAAAATTTAATCCAACCTTTTCTGTAATATCGTTTCTTATACCAATAAAGATAACTCTTGTTCTTGTTTGAGATACACCATAGTTTTTACTGTTCATTACTTGCGAACAAACATCATAACCTATTTTTTCAAATTCATTTAATATTTTATTGTAATATTCTTTTGCTTCACCTATTGTTAAACCAGCAACATTTTCTGCAACAATAACTTTTGGTTTTATCTCATTTGCCACTCGTAGAAACTCAAAGAATAAGTCTTCAATATTTTCTACCATCATACCATCTGAATATGATTTAGTTTTACCCCAACCATCAGAATGTTTACCACCAGATGAATGAGATAATTTACCTGCCACACTAAATGCACTACACGGTGGCGAACCATCTAGTATATCTATATCAGTTGTACCGGCAATATCTAAAAAATCTTTACCAGATAATTTTTTTATATCACCTGGTAATATTGGTGTGTCTGGATAATTTTCTCTATATGTATTTTGTGCTTCTTCAACAAACTCATTAATACAAAGTATCTTGCCACCGGCAAGTCTATAACCAGTAGATGAACCACCACCACCAGCAAATGTAGAGATAACGTTAAATCTTTCTCTTTTGCTAGATTCCACAACGTCTTTTAAATTATATATCATGCAAAAAAATCCTCAATCGTATTGCTATCAGAAGCGTCTATCTTCCAGTTGATAGCGTCAAGTATAAATCGTAAAGGTTCCATAAATGATTTTGTAAACTGTTGTTCGTAATCTATGAGACCGTGCATTTCAAATTCTTTAGGTAGTTTTGCCATAAAGGTTATAACATTAGCATTCCAAACATTCTTTCGTAAATGCACAAACTTACCTTTATCACCTTCATAGAATTGTTGAAACTTATGTGATATCTTTTTTGTTTTCAATAAGTGATTATATAACAATGCACCTTTAACATGCATAGGTGTGCCTTTCTTGTAGATAGATGTGGTATCGCCATATTTGTTTACACCATTAACACTACGAGGAAAAGCAATGTCTTCTGGTGGCAGTAATTCAAAGTCCCTACGAAAGTTTACAATAAACTCTTTCATTTCTTTTTGATCACCGCCCATGATAACTTTAAAACTTTCTTTTAGTTTATCTCTACAAGGTAAAGGTGTTGATGTTTTTACAGCCTCAATACCCATAATCTTTAGTTTAGGTTCTGGATATTGTACACCTTCTGAATTATGTACATTTAAAATATATCTTTTCTTGGCAGTCCAAATACCTTTGTCAGCAATTGCCTCTCGTTTCATAACCATTTTATTTTCATAGACATTCATATAACTACCTAGTTCATCATAACACTTTGTAATATATGGTTCTAATCTTTCACTACAAAATTTATCTAATGCTTTTACAATCTTATTCTTATCAGTTGCACCTGTCATTTTTACAAGAGGTGCCATGTTAATATAAACGGAATCTGTATCTGAAGCAATAATGTAATCGTCTTTTGTTTTATATAACTTATTAAAGTATTCATTCAGTTTTTGGTCTATCCAACGTATATTTAATTGACCAGATGTGGTTATGGCTTCTGCCATTCTGTGATCGTAATATCTAAAGTATTTGTTACCAATGGCACCATATGCACTATTTAGCGAAATCTTTTTGGAGTGTTGCACAAGATAATATCTTCTTGCAAGTTTTTCATACTTTGGATCTTTTGTATTAGCATATTGTTGCTCTGCCTCAAGCATTTTCTTTTTATAAACTGTTCTGTCATTATATTCTTTTTGTATGATACGAGGTAAGAAACCTTGTTTACCAGTTCGATACATTGTGCCATTTGCAGCCATACAGTTACCATCAGACATATCAATCTTTTTATCTAACAAGTCAACAATATCTACATTTTTTTTGTCTGGTAAAATAGTTTCAGGTGAAATATTATATTGCATAATCAAATGTGGATATAGTGAGTTCAAATCAAAAGATACAACCCAATCATGAAAACCTACTTTAGGATCTTTTACATATGCACCTACAAGTTCTGGTGATGTAGGATTCATATCACGCATTGGTACAATAATATTATCTTTTAATAATTCATTAAATATAATTGTATCCCACATTCTAACTTGTGAGAATACATCTTCATAGTTTGCTTTGGCATTATATGCCATAGTTAATGCAAGTTCAATAAGTTGTAATCTATCTTCTAGTTTATCAACAAGTTCAACGTCTTGTATATTATAATCTATGAATGATTGTATGTCTTGTTGATACCATTCTTTAAAAGTATCATATGGGTTATCATCTTTTTGTTCACCAAGTTCTACTTTACCAATATGGTCTAGTCTATAACTTTCTTGGTTTTTGATTGTAAATTTACGATATAGTTGTAGGTAATCGAGTTGAGCAATACCCAACAATCTAAAATAAGTTTGGGTTTTACCCATTTCATATGTTTGGTCTTCTTGTATAATATTCCAAGGTGACATGCGTTTCATTGCACCCTCACCTAATATTTTACCTATACGTCTAATAAGATATGGCACATCAAAATATTTACTATTCCAACCTGTAATAACGTCTGGTGAATACAATTGCCAAAATTTAAGAAACTGTTTGAGTAAGTCTTTTTCATTTTCACATTTTACATAATGTATATTATCTTGTTTAACTGTATAGTCTACCATACCCCAAACAAGTATTTGTTTTTTAACTTGGTCTTTTACAGTAATACAAATCATTTTTTCTGAACAATCTGCAACGTTAGGAAAACCATATTCACTTTCAACCTCAATATCAATTGTGTAAATACGAAGTTTATCTTTATCGTATTCTACATTACCTGGCCAATAGTCAGCCATATATTGATATTGAAATCTATCTGTGCCGTGAATAAAGTTTGGATGATTTTCGTAACGTTTGATTGTTTGTCTAGCGTCTTTGATTGATTTGTATGATACGGAATCTAAACCTTTACCTGTTAAGGATTTGTATCTACCTTTGCCTTTTGTAGGTACATAAAGACGAGGAACATATGGTACACGATCCTCACATCTTTTACCATTGTCAAAATATCTAACAAGTAATTCATCACCATAAGGCGACACATTGGTGTAAAAATTCATAATATAATTATATCAGGTTTTGACTTAAAAGTCAAGGTTAAAAATATTTGTCTAATACTTCAAGT